TGTGTATCGCTCTGTCTTGGTAACAGTTCCCTTCTCCTTTAGTTGGTCAAATATCCTCTTCTGTTCATCGAAGTATTTCTGACCCTTCGTGAGGATGGAATTGGTTATCTCATCAAGCGACTTCTTGTAGAGAGTACCAGCACCTTCCTGTGTCTGATAGCGATTCCTGATAGTCTCGGAAATCTGCTTTCTGCCTGCATACTTCCCGGCTTCCACCGATTGTCCTTGCAAGCCCTTCAATCGTGCTTCTGCCTGTTTCAGTTGGGCATCCACATCTTGCCCTTGCTGCTTGAGCACTCTTAGCCTCTGTATCTCAGCCTGAGCGATGGCTATGGCTGCCTGATTGTTCGCCTTTACGCTTCCGAGCCTATCAAGTGCATCGTACAAGTCACGAGACCCCTTTATCGCTTGCTCAAGGTTTGTGAAGAAATTGCTCCAGTTTCCTCCGTTGATAGTGTCAAGGAATGTATTATAGGCTCCCTTGGCACTCTCAACGGTTCGCCCCCATTCATCAATACCTGACTCATTCTGTAGGAAGGCATCCTTTGCCACTTTCAAGGCTGTCGATACCACAGCTCCGACACTTGCAAACTTAGAAAAAGTGCTGATACTCATTCCGAGCTTCTTCTCAAGCATGTCGAGAGCACCACCGCTACTCTGAGCCTTCTCCTTATGGTCTTGCAGACTCTTATTAGCCTCATTGAGACTCCCCTTCAGATCTCTTGCCTTACCTGCAATCTCCTCGATGGATCTTTTTAATGCCTTGCCGAAATCGCTTGCTTTCTCCTGATCTGACAGTCGGTTATATGCAACAGTCGCTTCTTCTAATGCACCCTTGAGCTGTGCCAGTTCCTGGCGTGGCGACTTCGCTCCAGTCGCAACCTTACCCAATGCTCCTGCAAGCGCAACGCTATCCTTGGAAGCAGAAACGAGACTCTTGCCTGCATCCTTGGCAGAGTTGACGAACTCCGAGAGATCCTTGGATGCAGAATTCAGAGGCTTAGGCAACTTATTGAAATCATCAACAAGCTTCCTGACGTTCTGCGATGCGCCGGAGGTATCGACATCTATTCTGACTGAACCGTTTGCCATAGATCTACAGGATTATATTCGTATGAGACTTCGAGCTTCACCATGAATGAATCATGCTCTCGGTCGTATGCTTCAGTTTCACTTTCAAACCTGAAATTCGAGAAACCAACGGTATTCTCTATTTCTGTTGTGTGGTCACTATATAGTATCTTCTGAGCAAGAAATGCAATATCGTGAGCCTCTTTATATGTTTTGCTGACCACCGAAATAGCCAATATCAACATTCTGTTCTCATCATCCTTAGTGCCTTGAGCATATCGGCTCATCTGACTATAGACGATATATGGGAATCTGTTCACCCCATAAGGTGCTACCAATGGATATATCCTATTTTTCACCTTCTGGGCTAAATCACTTTCCACGAGAATCTTATATATTGCTTCTTCCTTGGTCATTGTTTAGTTAAGATCTTAATAGTTTCATTCAGGATGTAGGTTTCAGCTGCACCCACGCCGCTCTGAGCGGAGGGCATAAAGAAATTAAGTGCCTTGATACTTCCACGATTGTATTGATTGCTACCACCTGGATGAGCTGTGAACTTCGTCTCTCCATCTTTTCCGATTTTCGTTCGTCCGCCTGTGGTTCTATCCAGAGTACCTGCATTCAGCCATTGGAGCACACACCATCGGTTAGCTGTGTCGCTCCTGGAATAGATAGAAACTGATCCACCGCTTGCATCCTTACTGACTGACCTCTTGACATCATCCTTCAGAGGTCCGTATTGCTTGCCTCTGAGCATTCCATGCTGATGATAGTCTTTGCCCTGGCGATATGGTATGACGGATTCAATACCCTGTGCAACTGATTTCCTCACGATCGCCAGTCCATCGAACACCACATTATTGATCTCACCAACATGGTTCTTAGGATCTGCCAGTTCAATCTGATTGAGGACTTCCTCCATCCCCTGAGTCGTTATCGCTTCCATCGTCTTCCTCCTCTTCCTTTGGTTCTACTGGTTCGGGTTCATCAGCATTCTTACCTTCATGATACAAGTCAGCCGTAATGGTCATATTCATGTTCACCCTATCGCCAAAAGCAGAAACAACCGTGAACTCCTTACCATGCCAGAGAATCCTCTCTGCTTCCTCGAACACCTCACGATACCTACAGGTAATCTTAACAGTAGCAGGATTCCAGACATCGCCAAACGTCAAAGCCCTCGAACCCTTCAACCAACGAACCGCTGCTGGAAGGTCGGTGATGATGTCCGTCCATCCGGCAACCTCCTCACCGATGCTATTGCGAGTTACCGCTGCCTTCTGAAGCGTGATCCTCTCTGTGAGCGTTCCTGCTGCTATTGCCATTTCGGATATTGTTTTTGAAATTGATTAACTTATTGTCAACATATCCCTTTACACCAAATACTGCACCAGCGTAGAGGAATGACTGACCTAAAACGTACAAAGTACTATCGTGAATCAGATGTGTCTCGGTCAAGAAGAAGTCGAGAAATACCAATATAAATCCGCATATCAACGAACCTACAGCCGTGACACATTCAGGCGATTTCCAGTTCATGAGCGATATGGTTTAGAGTAATCTCGAAACGAGGCGATGAGCGTGTTGTATGTCTTAGGAACTTCCTTGAGTTCTGTAGTCGAGAACGCTTCACGATTCCTGTACCAATGCCCTACAAGCAGAAGAACAGCAAGCCGAATCTTATTAGGGTAACTGGTTACACTTCCAGATTCACCCTGGGTCGTCGTCGCAAGCTCCGAGAGCGGGCGATTAATATCCACCTCTATTTGCTCTTCAGCCGTATCGGCATATAGTTGCAATAGTGCCGAATCTTCAGCAAGAGCATTGGTCTGAGCGATTAATTCTTGAAGTGTAACAGTTACCATATAAATGAGAGAGTTAAGAAAATTGTTGTCAAAAGTAGGGGAGGGTGTCCTACGCTCTTTTACCGAGAATGGACGTTCTTACGAATAGTCCCACCCTCCCCTTTCCGAGGCTTATATAATTAGCGGAGCCGTCAATTAGGAGATTGTACGTGTACGAGCGTATGCAAACGCATCCTCACGAGCTACCTTAGCATCAAAGTAAGCATTTACCACAAGACGAACACAGCCCTTAGTTGCTTGAGTGTATTCATCGACTGTGATCTCGATGTTGCCCCATGATGCAACGAGGAGGTTGCTGAAATCACCATAAATATATGCACCATTGATGCCGACGTTAGAGGTCGTGATTGCTGGTGTACCATCAATTTCACCACCCTCATAAACGAGCTGAGTATTCTTGGTACTCTTAGCCATTGCACGGAGGTCCGCCTTGGCATTAGGAGAAAGCAGATACTTCACGTTGGTATAGTTGGCTGCTTCCACGCCTGCCTCGATACCGCATACCTTTGCGAAGTCTGTACCATCGTCAAGAGTTCTGACAGCTGCTGGTGATGCGCTTGCGTCCCAGAACATTCCCTTTGGCTGAGTAGCAGAACCTGCTGCCTTACCAAAGATAGTAGCCTCCAGTTTGTCGGAGATTGCCTTGACGATGTCACGACGAACTGCTTCTTCCACGCCGATGGTGTCCTGATTGAGAAGCTGCTTTGAGATGTCAACGTAAGCGGTGAGTCGCTTTGGTGTCAGCTCTACAGAGGTGAATGTCTGAGCACCATCTGAAGAATTACCCATCTCGGTTGCCCATCCTACAGTACCCTTGCCCATGATTGGCACATGGATATTGCCCTGTGGGAGTCCTGGATAGAAGCGAACTCCAAGCTTAGCGAGTGCTGACTGAGCGTAGAGTGGCTCAAGAAGACCCTTGAACTCGGTCTCGATAACATCAGTACCCTCAGAACCTGCGGAGATTGCGGTACGAAGCATCTCTGAACATGCGGGAATTTCCACCATGTGACCCTCCTTAGTGCGAGCATCACGAAGGAGCTGCATCAGACCTGAACGCTCTGCACCATGTGCCTTGCGATACTGTTCTGTAGATACAATATCCTGTATCTCCATCATGTTCGCATTGTGCTCATTACGATACTGCTCGTACTGCTCTGCCTCTTCCTTTGTGAGACTGCGCTTCTCTGCCTTTGCCTTATCGGCAATTGCGCTCATCAATGAGCGAAGCTCCATGTTGCGCTCTGAAAGCTTAATGAACTTTTTCTTCATAACAAAAAATGTTTTATATGATTAATAACTAAATTGTTGCATCATAAAGAGCTGATGTCTCAGCTCCATCTGTTCCTGTTCGAACTCTTCCTCCTGCTTCTTGTCGAGTTCCTTCTTGACAATCTCCTCGATGCAGTCGTTGGCTGAACGAACCTCAACCTCTGTATCTGGATATGCAGGTCTGTGACAAATGGTGACATCGAAGAGTCCGTCGATGTGGTTGATGTGGCGAATCCATATCTCCTTGCCATCAGCCGAACGCTCTTCAAGCTTCTCGTAGGTGACATTTCCTTCTGTGCAGAAGTCCACCCACATGCCGAAACTCATTGAACGGACATCGCCACGCTTCACTCTATCAAGCGCATCAATGGCGGTTGTGCTTTGACCTAATGCACAACTCATATCCACACCTGCATCTGTTCGCTTCAGATCGAGAGTTCCCTTTCCGCATACCCATGCACCTAACACAGCCTCCTGATTATGCTCGTATGTCAGAACGATGTCAGAGCGATTCAACAGTTCCTCGGTAACAGCAGAAGGTTCAATAACCTCGTACATCTCCCTTGTTGGATGTCCGGGCATGAGGTTGATAGAACGCTTGCCGAATACAATAGCAGTACCCTCAATTACACGGGATTCTTCCTCACCCTCACCAGCTGCTCTTAGGTGGAGATTGCAAAGGCTGCCATTAGAAAACTCTTTCTTTTTCATTTTTGCCATGATGTTAAAAAATTATTCCTGTGATTGAGAAGGTGCGCCATTGCCCTTCAGCTTTTCCGAATTAATGTCTGCGAGATTGGTTGATACCAGGATAGCATCACCACCTTCTACTGGCGAAAGGTTCATCGTTTCCCTCGCCTCGTTGACCGTCATTGTACCCGACTGGATGCGTTTAAGCAGATAGTCTGCCTCGGTCATCTTATCAGAGGTGTAGAGTGGCGTGGTGTCGTACCAATATCTGTAGGAGCTTGCCAGAGTCCAGGGAATCAGCTTAGCGTTATACTCATTTGCCGTCGCTTCAAGCATTGGTCGCAAGCCTTCGTTGTAGAGTGCGGTGTTGGCTGCATCTGATGACTTGTAAGTTTGGTCGCCTTTCTCAAAGAGCTTCATAAGCGGTACTCCTAAGAACCTGGCTATCTCCCTAATGTTGAATTCTTCCTTCGACAACCATTGCAACTGAGCACTATCCATCGACATCGGATCCAACTGTCCTTGACCTCGCAGGATCACCACATCTGCATTCTGATTCAACTGATCTTGGATGTCCTTCACGTTGTCCGCCATCTGGGTGTCGGTCATAGCCGTGAAGTTGCTGGCATCCTGTCTATCGTGATAGATGTATTTACCAGTTCCGTGTCGAGCGAAGGAGTCGAGCGTTTCGTTTGCACCTGTCTGAGCAATACCTAACTGCGTGGCTGCATATCGTATTCTCGGAACTCCCACGAATCCGCCGTCAAGACAGAAATCTTTGAAGTGGAGGATCCAACCATTACGACCAGAGATACATCCGTTACTGTTGTAGGTTCCCACAATCCCCTGTGTGGTATCGGTCACTTTGTAAATGTCGGATTGCACGTCGTAGGTGACTGCATCCTTTGACAAAAGGAACTGTTCCCAAGGCTTTCCGAGTGTGTCCATCGACACGAAGACAAAGGCATTTCCTTCGTTTATGCGCCTTGCATATAGATTCTTGTAGAACTCGAACCTCGTCATTCGCTTGTTTGGTCGGACGGTCAGGATGTAGAATAGCCTTCTGTCGTAAGCATCCTCTGTGTCAACATATCGTTTCTCGGCAGCGTTCCACCTCTGATACTTCAGCAAACAAGCAGCTGCATTTTCACTCAGGATTCGGACACCAGCGAACCAGGCAGAAACCTTCATCGCTAACCTATCAGAGCGAACGTAAACAGTCGAACGCTGAACACGTCCTCCGTCGATATGCGTCTCTTGCTGACTGGTGCTTTCCTGAGTCGCCTCCTGTGAAGCGGTGTCAGAACTGTCACCATTTAGCAGAGAACTAAATCCGTCTCTGAAATGCCAAGAATGTAATATGCTGTCGAACATTCGTTTTAATTTTTAGGTTTCTACATTAATTCGGGCGAAACACACAAAAAGGTAATTACTTTCCATCATGACATGATGTCAAAAGTAATTACCTTTGCAAACTATAATCTATAGATTATAAAATAGTCAAAAAAAATTATAAAAAAAATTGCACCACTCTCACGAGCGATGCAATTCAAGATAGTATTATTAACAAAATATATTAAATTGACTTATCGATGACTTTCACAAGCCGTTGTTCGATAACCTAAACAATAATTACTTATTCAAAATACCTCCCCAACCCGTGAGGAGGTCTAAAGACATAGTATTAACGGAAGCATCCACTCAACGGCCTTGTATTAGGGCGTTTCGCCTTTCTAATCGTGGGTTTGCACCACGAACCCTGCCTTTACAGGGTTGTTTAAAAGGGTGAATACTTGATAAATATATGGATAATTTACAGCTCCAACTCACCACGAACGAACATCGCAAAGGTCTTCAGATACTTGGTCACATACGAGCAAGCGCATGAGCCATCTACAGTTCCCGGACCTGTGCAATTAGTCGTAACATCTGCACTATGGCAATGTCCGTCCCAGTAATAAGGGCATAGATACACGATAGTATCTACCCACGCCTTCTTATTCGGAATCTTAATTCCCTTATCCTTCTCCTTCATAGTCGTACCTCCCAAGTAGCTCCCATGTTCCTCCCATGTGAGTCCCATTATGTATGGGACTCATCAGGCTCATCTCCCTTTCCTTCTTCCTTCCTTGCCATCTTCTCAGAGACGTGCATCATAGCAAGATCAAAAGAATGATCCTTCCTAAATTCATCAGCCTTCTCGACAGAGCCCTTGAAAAGATCATCAACGATTTTCACTTCATCTTCTTCTAAGGCATACATTCTTCGAGCTATGCACATACCCAGAATCTTCATTCCGATTTCCTCGACCTCTGCCCAGCTCAGCCCGTGCATCACCCTCCCCACCCGTCCGTAAGGAGTCATTTCAGATACCTTCTTCCTTTTTGCCATTTGAATTAAAATTTTCACAAGAGAAACAATAATACACATAAGCATGTCGTAATCGACAAATACCTATACCATCCATCAAGAATAGATGGCTATGAACACATTTTTCACACCATCGCAAGTAATTGTCAGTATATTCGACAAACGACTTCCTTAATAATGAATCATCATACTCCATAGCTACAACGGCATATTATCATTAATACTTCCCAACTTCATCCGTATCTGCCCAATCTGGGCAAATAGCTGATAAGCTTCTTCCTCTTGAGTTTCATCCATATACGGCAACTTCTGGAAGAACCAGTTAATCAGATGCTTCTGGGCATCCGTAAGAGAATTATTTGCAGCAACAAAAGAATCATTCATGACGGAAACACTCCTTCCTTATATCCTTCAGACATACATTCATTCTCGTTCACAAACCAGACACCAGTAGAAAATCCTTCCACTTCATCCGTCTTGCCAGTACGCCGGCAATACTCTTTCCAACCACTTGCACGATAGCAATAATTACGCCTATCGCACTTCACTCCCTTGCAATACAAGCTCATACACCCTCCTTCTTTTTACACATTTTCACACGACCCTTATACCTTCGCACCTTGAGGATGTTACATCCATCCTCATCCCTCAAGATCATTGTTGCCCTTACGCTTTTTTTCTTCCGACCAGAAAAAAGAAAACGTACGGAGACTAGTCTGACATGCCTTCGAATCAATCCACGCACATTCCTAACCGTTCGCAGATTGTAATATTCTGATTTATCCATACTCAATCATTTTATTGTTTCAGTGGGAAGTCCTTCATACATTCCACAGCCTTATTCAAGCCATCCACAAAAGACTTTACGTTTTCATCTGTTTGCGCAAAGGCTGCACATACGGTTGCAAGACGACTTGGCACACCTACCATACCGACACCCATATTCCCGAATTTCGAACCACTTACGACAAGGAAGAACTCCATACCACTCTCCTTGCTTTCCTCTTCCAGAAGCCTCTGAGCTTCGTAGATACGCTTAATTCCACTTTTTTCCATAACTCAATCCTCCTTAATTATTCCGATCCTAACAAGATCAGAGCGTTTGTAATAGTTATTCTTCTTCCCTCGCTTGACTGGCACAAGATACTCGTTCAACTTCCAGCGATAGAGGGTTGTACGATCTACCTTCGCAATACGAAGAACCTCAGCCGTTGACAGAAGAGGATCTTCCTTCTTCTCTAACTTTGCCTTGAACCCTTTTTCAAAGCATTCGTACATTATGCAACGCAAATCTTCCATCGTTAGCATATAGATCTGCGGATAGTTATTTTCCATACTCACTCATTTTATAATTTTTCATTTTTAATTTTTCATTTACTTATTCGAGTACCACTCTCCAATCCCCATCAACGTGACCACCGTACCATCAATCTTCAGATGTCTGGTCGTCTTGACTGGTCGGCGATTGCCCTTGCTATCCTCGTCGATGACTGCATTACCGAAACAGTAGGGTGTAATAGGGTTGGCATTAAAGAGCACCTGATACTTCGGCATCCCTTCAGGTAGTTCCACATCCGTCCGAGAGTAGAACATCTTCTCGAAGATCTCCATCGGTATGTTGTAACCGCCATTCGTCTGGGAGAATGGAACCAGTCGCCCATGCAGCTCCTTCGAATTGTCGAGAATGTTCCTGAGCTCAGCAGATTTGAAAGGGTCGAAACCACACTTGCGAATGTCTAACCACGATGCTCGTTCGAGGATGTCGTTGGCAATCTCTCGATAGTCTATCACATCACCATGCGTGAGCTTCAGATGACCACCTTCCACCCAACCTCGATACAGTTCCTCGTTGATGTGACCCTTCAGAGTTCCTTCTGGAAGATAGTATTCCAGATACACAAGGAACTGCTTAGTCGGTTGGTTGAAAAATGTGTACCCAACACAACTGAAATCATCCTTCACGCTCAGGTCATAGCTCAGAGCGCATTGAGGTTTCTTTCCGTTGAAGTCTTCCTTCTCAATGGTAAATGGCAGAATACGATTCTTCACAGCCTCGGCTGGAATCCATCGCTTGCTTTCATCAATCACGAAGAGGTTGAGCTGCTTAACTCTGAACTCGTGCATCTGTTCAGAACTACCCTGTGCATCCTTCCATTGCGCCTTATAGAAATCTCGAACCACGGCCAGCATGTTAAAGTGTGGGTTCACCTTTGCCCAGGTATGTGGATCTGACTCATCGTCACCCACATCTGGCTCAAAGAGCGAGAGGAACAGATTGTCATTCTCCTTCCCCGGCATTCCGTCCAGGATAGGTCTGAACGATTCCTGGACTTCTGTGTGGAATGATCCATCAATCACATTTCCGGCTGTCGTGATGTCCACCTCAAGTGGCGACCTCCTAAGAACCTGACCAGATCTCAACACGTTACGCATAGCATAACCACCCTTGCCAGAAGTGCTCTTAGCAGCAGCAAGCTCGTCGATGATGAACATTGACGGGTTCGGACCGTCGAGAGCGTCCGGGTTCGTCACACACTCAAGCATTGATTCATGTGTCTGAATCCATTTGCTATTGACCTTCTCGAAGACATTCACCCATACCTTCTCACGGTTCACCTTCATCTGGATCCTACGCTTATCATCATTAACGAGTGATTTTAAAGCACTTTTGATCATGGAGAATGAGATCTGAGCCTGTTTGTAGGTGTTTGAAGCCACATAAACCTCCGCATCATAAGGGCCGTCTTGCACGACTTCGACAACCGCCATCGCAGCAGCAAGAGTTGACTTACCAACCTTACGAGGGATCATATCCACCTGTCGGGTGTACTGGCGAATGACCTCACCATCCTCCGCACGAGTCACCCAACCATACACATTCGCCAAGTCGAACGCCTGGAACTCCGAGAGGGTTATGCCCTCATAACCACTTCCCTGACGGAATTTCAGACTCTCAATCAGAGCAAAGTTTCTCTTCACCCTCTCCGAATCGAAGCCCAGCCCCTTCCTTTGGCAATTCTTGAAGAATCGCCAAATCTTCTGCTGTTCACGCAGACAATGATCCTCAGGGTTCTCAACGACCTTCGAGATATAACTGCCAATTCGTGAATCAGTCTCAAGGATGGTGACGATGATCGGCAACTTCAGGAACTCATTCGTCCATATCTCCCGATTCATCCTCGACACCTCCTCCTTGCACTTAATCAGATGTCTTTCTTCCTGTTCGGTCATAATCAGTTAATTTCTGCGAGTGCTTCAATGAATTTCTTCTTTGTTTTGAATACCTTCATGCCGATGCAGTAATGCCGGATTGAACGTCCATAAGGCTGACCGTCCCTGAATCTAACATAGCTGCTATAGCTGAACCTTCCATCATCACTCACGTATATCGTGATGTGAAGGTCCGTCATACTTATATGAGAGGAAAAACGAAATGGTATCTTATTAAATTCTTCAAATGTCATATCTTCAAATATTCTCTTACCAAGTCTGTGCGATAAGTGTAACAGCGTTTCGTTTCTTCCATCGGGTAGAGATCGCGGATAGTCTGTCTGGCATTCTTGCCGACGATAACCGCCAACCTCTCTACCTCATATTGTCTGAGTTGCGAATGCTTAAGCAGCTCTTCCTTCATCTCTTCCGGAGTTATTTCCTCATCCCTCCAGAGTCGATTCAATTCAGCAGAATCAATCATCTTCCAGAACTCCCATAACCACCTTCTCCTCTGTCCGTCTGGCTGAGTTCCTCTGCAAGCTCATACTCCACATCAGGAATCGGAACTATCACCAGTTGGCAGAACCTATCGCCAACCTCGTATGGTTCACTCTCATAAGTACCAACGAATCGCATCTTAGCCGATACCTCACCTCGGTAATGGCTGTCAATCACACCTACACAATTCGCCAGTTCAAGACCTGACTTATAGATTGAAGAACGAGGAAACAACAATCCAACATATCTTTCAGGAATCTCAAAGCATAACCCTGAATGGTAAGTAACAACATCGTACTTCTGGAACTTATCAATCGCACATACCGTCAGGTCTGCCCCAGCATCAGAGGGGTGAGCCTTAATCGGCAATACCGCATCCGGGTAATCAGGATGTCTTTTAACTTTAACCTTCATCATCTTTATTTAGTTCTAATTTAACACCGAAATCGAGATAATCATTCTCTGTGAGAATGTAACAAAGAGTTCCCATCAGTTTTTGGCATTCTTGCCATAAATCGATACCATAAACAACTATTCTGACCTTGAGACCATCTATTGCTAGTCTGTGTGTCTTACGTGTGTAGCTGTCAAGGAAACTCTCTAATAAGTCCTTGACATCCTTCGCCTCTTCGTGATTGAAGCATAAAAATTCTACCTGTAACATAAATACCCCTCCAATTTTTAGTTATTCATTCCAAACAATTCCCAGACTCTTCCGACTCCCTTCCTTCTCCTGTTCCTCGAACATATCAGTCGAAACATTATCGTAGATAGTCGGAGGTAACTGTTTGACAACCTTCTCGAACGTGAGACCAATCTTCTGAAGACCGTTCATCACATCGTTAAACATCTCACGCCTCAGAACGAACAAAGGATTCTTCTGCCACGATTCGCCATTCTTCGTTGTAACCTTCAGAGTATATTCAGCCCCAGAGGACTTGCTGCATATCCGGAAATACTCGAATAGATGCTGAGCCAACACATAAACAGTCTGAAGGTCAGCATCAGAACGGATGCCAACCGTATTCATCTGCCTGATAAGATCAGCATGGAGAATGTTAATAACCTCCTGCCTCCTCGTATCAGAACCTTCGGCATTAACGACTCTACCCATAAGACTTTGCTCATGTCGATACTGCTTGAGTGCCTTCTTACTCTCATCAGTTCCCAGCTCAATTCCTAACTTAGCAGCTGCAACAACTTCATCGAGAGGAAAGGCATACCGAACACCCTTGCTGTTTTCACGACGAGTCAGGCGCACATAGGTAAACTCGCTATTCTTATTCAGATGCATAGCAGGAATATACTTAACCGTCTCACCTTTAGCGGTTTGCATTTTCTTGATTACCTGGCAATTATCGTTTACCCAGTAATCGCTAAAGCCTATAATCTTATATTCCATAACTATAAATTACTGATTATTAGTATTTTACGCATTTTTAATCCTTTGGAAAATTTTTACCCTTTTCCTGAATTTTTCTTGCGTGTGAATCAAGT